ATAATCACAAGTCAAGTTAAATCCATTCCCTTCAATATAGTAATCACTATTTATACCTATATCTTGAGTTTCTGTTACATCACTAATTTGCTTTACTCTACGTTTACCACTAGCAAATGCTTCTCTATGTGTTCTGAAATCAGCATTACTGGCTACATCTCCAACAGTTGCATCAAAATAAGCTAGAGTAGTATCAAATATTTTCTGCAAACCTATTGGAAGTAATGGGTTTATTTTATTTTTTAATGTCATAGCTTACCAAGTTAAGTTATTAAATTCATCATAAATTAATGTAGCTCTATTTCCCCAATTAGTTAAGAAGTTACTACTACCATTAGCATATTTATATGTACCAAGTAAAGTATCTACTTCAAGTATATACCAATTACTATCAACATCTACACTACCATAATACTCTAAAGTACCACTATCATCTCCCCGCGATATACTATATTTAGCTAACACACTACCACCACTTACATTAATACTGCCATCAGCATTAACAACTAACGTATTAGTCCCATCACCTATCCTAGTACTATCAAAGTTAGTTCCAGTATGACTTATTTGAACATTTATATCTCCAGCTGTTACATTTATCTCTCCAGACATAGTTGATAATACTACTGGGAGAGGCTGGTCATTTTCTACAGTTGTAGCTATACCTCCTTTAAGAAACCTAACTAAACTGTATTGGTCTTCAGTAGGTAAAGCTAAATCTAATATACTTGCAAGTAAACTACTACTATTTGTTTCTGTTACTATACTACCTCCTGATGAAGTATTATCTTCTATAATTACTGTACATGCTTTTAATAATTTTTGTATTTCTGATTGTTTCATATTATTTATTTATTCTGTCGGAGTGCACCCACTAATAGTTCTTTCTTCTATCGGATACCACTCATAACCACCACTGGGGGTTTCCATACTCACATAGATACCTATACTGCAATTACTTTCATCTTTGACATATTTGAAAGTACCTACGTTACTTGCATTAGCATCACCTATAACATCTAATGCTTTAGCACTATCAATTAACTTTTGATAAACTAAATTATGTTCATGGTCGTTACGTGCTGGGTTATTACTATGACCCGAATCAATATTAAGGTCATCATAATCCAATTTCATATCAATACTATCAATCTCAGATGCAAATGGATTATAGGCTATATTTATATTACCTTCATGCCTAGCTACTATTTTAATCCCAAGTGTCCCATTCAAATTTTTAGTTGTATTAGCTAGGTTTAAAGTTGATTGAGTTAATACATGTCCATATGTATCAAATGTTAAGTTTTGTAATACTTCAAAATTAGTATTACCTGTGTTAGATATACTTGAAGTATCATCGTGTAACATAGTAGGCACATTAATTAAATTATCCCAATGCACTAATGCACTTCCCGGAGTTACTAATTCAAGTTGCGTATAGTAATTATCTAAGAAATTATTTATCTCAGTCTCAGTATAATATCTAGTATCTAACTGCCCAGCATTTAATTCAACTCTAGTATAATATAAATCAAGTAAAGCATTAACTTCAGTTTCTGTATAATAAACACCGTCATGTAAATGGTTACCCACAGCGACAGTACCATCTGCAGTACCTAAATTTAAATTAAACCCTGTATTCTCTATGAATGTATCTTTTTTAGTTAGAAATAAAGCATCAAGTTCAATTTCTGTATAATACCTATCATCATGGTTATGTAAACTAGCATCAGCAAATAGGGCATCAAGCTCAGTTTCTGTATAATATCTATCATCGTGATTATGCAAACTACCATCTGCAAATAAAGTTAGTAATTTATCTATTGAATATGTTATATTACTGCCATTTATTTGAGAATCATTTATAACAGCATTTTGTGCATCACTATTGTTATATACATCATCTTTTTCTATCCATAGGGCAGCTACTCCATTAGTTGATAATATTTGACCATTACTACCCATAGGAAATGTAGCACTCATTATAGCATCAGAGCCTACTACTTTAAACCATGCAGAAGTAGTTATTGGGTCTTTCTTAAATCTTACAAATATAACATCATTAGATGTACCTGATACTGGATTCTTATTTATATCTGCATATTCAACTTCTATACTAACACCCGCATTTCCTTTATCTCCCTTATCTCCAGTATCTCCTTTTAATCCTTTATCCCCCTTTTCACCAGTAATTAATATAGGATTGGCTATCTTCATTGCATTAGTCCATGTATCATTTTTTCCTACTTTCATCTTCATCCATACATGGTATGGTTCCATCTTATTATTTATACTCTTTACAGGTATAAATGTAGGAGACCATTTAAATAATGGACTATCTTGTGGTGGATATGTGTTGCTATCCCAATTCCATACTATATCTGGGCTATATAGTATATATACTTTTTCATTAAGGTCTTTCATCTTTATATATTAAAGTTTTCCATCCATCTTTAGTTCTTACTCTTATATTATCACCGTCGAAGTATATAGAACCTATTTTATCTATTACTTTCTCTATATTCTTGTTGGCTAATATATTAATAACAGTACCTAAATTTATTGTATTATCTTCTATTAAATCCTTTATACTGTTACTTTCTTTTATTCTAGTATCCTCTTTTATTTCTATGAAACTATTAATTTTAATTCCCTTCATAAGATACTTCTCACCATCAGCAGTAGCAACAAGGAAAGATATATCTTTCCTTGTTATATCTACTTCATTATATTGTGTTACATTAGGTTGTAACTTAATATTACTCATATTAATTATTCAGAAAATATATTACCATTATCATCAATAGCAAGTCTAAACCATGTATCATTATTTGATTTTAAATAAATACCTGAATGTGTAACTTTAAAATTATTATAAGCAGTATCAAATTTTACTCTAGTATCTAATTCACCTCTTAAATCAGTTACATCTTCTATCTCATGTAAATGTCCTGATAAATCAGGTAATTGAGACATCGGTATCTTACCAGTAGCTTCTAATGTAGCTACTCCATTATTAGCTCCTTTTTCTATATATGGAATCTTACTATTCAATTCATCTTGTAATCCTAATATTTCACTTATATTATATGTATGTGGTGGTTTATGTACATCAATAACATCTTCTATAAGTTGAGTTAGATTAGCTAAGTTAGTTTCTGGGATTACCTCAATTAACTGACCTGTTCTAGATAGCTTAATAGACATATAGTTATCTTGTAATTTATCACCTCTCATTATCAAATCACCTGATACATCACCTTGATTATTTATATCTCTATATTCCCACACTTCTATCTTCTTAACTATATAGTCATTAAGCCAACTCAAGTCAGTAGTATCTATTGCTATCTCACCACCATCAAACATAAGCCCACCATTCGCTTTAAGTAATACTTCAAGCATATCAGTAACTTCATCCATTTTAATTCCTTTAGATGTATCAGCTACATTATGGTTTAAGTGCCACCCCTCAACTGTATGATTAGTTAATTTAAGACCTTCTATATCAAAATCTAATGACTTATGGTCACTAGATAATATAATACTATAAGCACCAGTTGTGTCATTATCCTTTTTAAGTCCATGTAATTCATTAACTCCGTTCTTATGTAGATGTTTAGCTTGTATTCCTAATTGATTACTATCAGTTTCGTACACCTTTATAATAGGAGCATCTAATGATGTTAATGATAACTCATCAGATATAACATTAACGCCTTTAGTATCTATACCCACAGCATCACCTGCTTTAATATATATATTGTCAAAGGTATCAGTTTCAGTTATACCTGCATCAGTTGATGTCCATAAGCCAGTAAATACACTTGTAGTAGGGCTAATAATATCATCTACATTAACTCTAGCTATTATTCTATCTTCACCATCTATCTTATTAGAACCATTGAACCCATTATCATCATAATCTATAAGTCCGTCACCTAATATATCTACAACATCTAATTGCAAATCAATATAACCATCAGCATTAGATATATAAGTCTTTAATCCAAACCCGTCATAATCTGTTACTTTAGCTATAATACTATTAGACTTATACCCTTCTACACCTACTGTACCTTCTTCAAAACCATCAGCAAATGTACCATCTTTTAGATGTTTAGCTTCAACACTATTTATTTTAATACCTAATAGGAATGTAGTAACATCCATTACTACTGTACCACCATCGTCAGGCATATCTGCATAAGGTGGGGATACATAATCTTCCATATAAAGCCCATTAAATAATGTATTAGCATACACATCAGTAGGAGCCATCTTATATTCAGGTGCAGCTATATTCATTAGTTTAATCCACCCAGCAGCTGTGCATACGTATACATTACCTCTAAGTCCATCACCTGTTTGGTCTCCAACTGGAGCTTCTCCTGGTAATCTTTCATCTATAACACCTGCAATATATTCTACACCTCTAGTTACTATTTTATGAGTAATATATATACCTGTATTAGCAATAGTTAAATTACCATTAACAGCACCAGCAGATAACTGCCTAGTTATATTAATACCATTAGAAATCCCCTCTTCATCGTATCCAGTAGGTTCTGCTACTGTAAGCATCTTATTAACTTGCTCACTTATTGATTGAGCTCCTCTAGTTACACCTCCATTAAATGCTACTGTACTACCACTTGCAGTTCCAGTAGTTACTAATGAAAGTACTCTACTATCACCAGATACGCCACTACCTATGGGGCAGTACACATATAAACTACCTGTACCAAAAGATAATCCAGTATACCCAGCTCCCATACTAGCTGCTAAATTACTAGCTATATCAGATACACTTTCTGTTCCTATTGTAGTATAACTAGCAATGACATTACCATCAACAAGAACATTAAATATATCACCTACGACCCCTATACTATTTATATTAATATTTCCTTTAGATAATATTTCTTCTCCTATGTATATATTACCATTAGGTAAATCATCTATATTAACTTCAGAGAATGTTAATGTCTTATCACCATAAGATAATGTATGCTCCCCTATAATAGGCTTATTTAATACAATAGTATCTACTGATAATACACCATCTATAGAATCAGTACCATCTGACTTACCCAAACATAAAAATGTCTTACCAGTACAATCACATTTAGTAGTTACTGCTTTAGTAGTTGTACTGCAAGTATTACATGTAGAAACAGGTATAGTCTCACAAACTGTTTCATTACAATCTGGTATTTTATTAAAATACCCAGCACTGTCTATTTCTAACCCAGTACCTTTATCTCCAGTATTTCCTTTATCACCTTTAAGTTCAATAGTATCAAATAATTCTATATATTTATCATCATTTTCATTAGAATACTTTTGATATAATTTACCTCCTTCCATTTTGAATATAGGGTACTTACCATCTTCTGGTATGAAATACATAGGCTTTTGAAAATAATCATCTCCAGCATGTCTTACTCTTCTATATTTGTGCCCTAATAATACTTCATTAAGATTACGTGGGTCTGGGTGGTCTAAAGGTTCAAACTCTTTTTCCCAATATTGACCATCTCCTGAGTATTCTACTTCTTCTATAAAGATATACTTACCATTTTCAAATAAGAATACACCTTTATTAAAATAATCTTTACTTACATTAACTAACATTAAATTCTAAAATTATTAACATCTATCATTGATAATACTCTATTAAGTTGTAATAGTAATATATTAGCATCCTTACTATTATACTCTATTGAAGTTAAATTAATTAACTTAACATATAAAGACATAGCATAGTAATAATGTAGCATATCATCAGTCAATTGTATATTCCTAATATACTCATCGGTAGCTACTAAATCAATAGGTATTACTTCATCTAATTTCTTTATCTCTTCTTGTATTTTAGTAACAACTAATATACTATCTGCTGATTCTTGTATGTTATTAACATTGACAATAAAAGTATAAGTACCATCAGGTATTCTAACTGTTTTACCCAAACCGAGCATATTACTATCTATTATACATAACTCACCATCTATTTGATTAACATACATATAATCTAATAGATTAATCTTTATAGCCTTACCTCCAAATAACTTATCACTTAGTATACTCAATTCTATACTGTATATATTAGATGGTAAATTAGATATACTACTACGTGTTATATCTGTAACAATAAATCTAAATTCATCTATCAATCCTATTTTAATTTCCATAACATAAACCAAAAAAAGGGATACACTTGGTATCCCTTGTTATTATTAAATTATTATTACTATTATAAATCAATACCTGCACTGTAAACACCATCAGAAGCTAAACTTAATCCAGTTACAGTAGATGTATTCAATCCAGTATCTATAATACCACTAGATACCATAAAGGCATTAAGTACATTTAAGAAGCTATCACTATCGACTGTATCAGCACCAGTACCTGTTATAATATTAGTTTTTAATGCAGTTATACCAGCATCATCAGCTATATCTTGATATGTACCTCTATCTACAAAGATAACTAAAGTTTTATTAGCTCCATTATTTTCTGCTAAGTTAATCTTACTGTTACTATTAAAATCAATAGTAATACTTGAATAACCATGCCCTACTATTGCCTCATTAGCATATTCTGCATAAGGTCTAGCAGTATCATCATTAAATACATTACCTTGATAATAAAGCTCTTCAATAGATACAGCTTCGTGTCTACCGTTACCTACATCTAAACTAAATCCATCTACATTCTCTGTAAGAGGTGTAATACCAAATCCATTATATCTAAAATCAACAAATGTCTTAGTATAATCACTAAAGCCCACTCTAAAAGTATTCATCTTACCTTCAACTACTATACCATAGTTATTTAACGTAGAATCAGTAATTAACATACCTCCAGAATTTGATTGACTTTCATTCTGATAAGGCATACTTAATGTCATTACCTTATTTATAGTATCTACTGATTTGATTACATAAATACCATTTAATTCATCTCTATATGGAGTACCGGTAATACCTTTAAATTTAATAGAATTACCTACTGCTGGAGTACCTCCTGTATAACTTACAGCTTTAGAACCAGTAATAACTTCACACCCTGTAACATTAGCAGAAAACACTAAATCAGATATTACATTAATCTTAATACCAAAATTAGTAATACGTTCTATTGTTGCAGCATATAATGTAGCTAAGTTTATAGCTACTTCATGTTGAGTTGTTCCTGTCTTTCTACTTCTATAAGTAATCTTATGTAAATTACTATCTTCTTCTAATTGAGCTCCTGTATTATCATATTCCAGAGAAATAGAATATACATTATCGTCGAAAAGTTCTATCTCTCCTGTTGTTCCGTTGTAACCTAATGCAACACGTTGCTCTTTTGATTGTCTAAACTTAGTTCCTTTAAACGCTTCAACTTTATTTTTATATATAAAGTCAGTAATATTATATCCTCCACCAGTTAATCCCTGAACTAGCTTGATAGCTTTAGCTTTTTTAGCGTCTGCAGAAGTGCTTATAATTTGACCGCCTTCATTAAGTACAACTATCTCACCAGCTCCTATATTACTTAATAAATTAGATGATGTGAGACCTACTGTTCTATCGCAGTTACGTGCAATTAATACTTTTTTAGTTTCTTTTTTGTTGTGCATTGTCTATTTTTTACTTGTTTTACTATCAACTTGTTTCTTATTTACTTCCTCTTCTTCAGTTACTTTAATAACTACTTTTTGTAGTTTAACTACAATTTTCTCTAGTTTGTTTATTCTCTTTATTGCATTATTATAACCAGTAATAAGTAAATTAATACTACTCGTATCTATTTTACTTCTATTACCTAATAAATTAATCTTAACTTGTTTACTCATTATTGATTTTCTTTATCTAGTTTGTCAGCTATTTGATACTTAGCTTGTTCAGGCAATCTATTACTTATAGCTTTAGCTACTGCCTTATCGACTATTTCAGTGTGTATAGCTAAATGAAGTTCACAATTCTTCTGATTAGATGGTGATATAGTATCTACTAGTATTCTATTAGGTCTCTTAACATATTGCATTCTATACTCTTCAATAATCCAATCCTTGCCCGGAACTAGTATGCTACTTCTGAATGTATTAATGGTAATATCTCTACCTGACATATCAGAACATTTACCAGTGAATCCAGTTAATACACTACCTGTATATTTAGTAGATGTTAAAGAACCGTTAGTACCTGCCGGCACATAATTACCGTACGCTAATCTCCATACTTTGTTATAATAAGGATTTTCATATGCGTTATGTATCTTAGAATAATACTCTTCATGAGTTACTACTTCAATAGGTACGACTTTCTTTGTTTTACTACCCTTACTTGTTCTACACGTATCAGATACAATAAATAAACATTCATCAGGTATCCTAACAAATACACCATAATCAGTTTCTACTTGGTCTCCATTACTAATCTCTTGATAATCTAAATCTGGAGTTTCTAATGCTCCATTATTTTCATTACCTAACATAAAATCTCCTAGACTACTATCAGCATACTTTCTTTTGAATGTAGTATGTGCAGTAATCAACCCATCAAGGTCTAATCTTCTTTTAACGTCAGCTTCAAAGCCCTTTCTCTTGATATTAGAGTCATTTAGGTATCTTTCTATCACTAGTTCATCCATAGCCTCATTTAATAATACAGACTTCTCTCTATCATCAAAATTAACTAAGTTATAATTTGAAGAGCCGAGTCGCCTAAGCAACTCAGCACCCATAGTGTTAGCATCCATTTGTTATTTAATCTTTTAGTGCGGCTTTAAATTTAAGATACTCATCTTGTTTACTATTATCTGTTTTGAGTTTCTTAATGTATTCAAGCACTTCATTAATACCATTACCTATAAGACGACCATCACCCATTCCTAAGTTGTAATCAAATCCATTCCTATTAATAACTCCTCTTTCTAATGCTTTATATAAAACAGCCTTATTTTCAAATTCAGTATCTTCAACTATACTTATAAAGTTAGTTGGGGACTTTTCAATGGCATCAAATAGTAATGCTTTTGCTGAATTACTAGTCATACCTTTAGGAACTCTTCGAGTATCTCCTTTAAACATAACTCTAAGAACACGCATAAGTTTGGCTTCTGATTGTGATATTTTACCAAATAATTCACTAGCTTTAATTCTAACTTCAATTGCTTTGACTTTAGTTTCATCAGCTACTTCCTTATTTTCTATATAATATATATATCTTTTATCTAACCTAGTTTCATACGAGGGAGCAATATCACCTGAATTAGCAATTAATAACTTGTACTTAATAAATTCAATAGGGTTGTTTAAGTTTAAGTCTATACCTTCCTTAGTTAATTCAACTTTATATCTACTCTTTCCTTTCCATACATTTAACTTAGACTGTACATGTGGGGACATCCAACCTTTTGGTCTAGTACTATCAATAAACTCTTCTAAAAACTCTCTCTCTTCACTTGTCAATACTTCAAATACTGTATTGTTTAATGTTACTGGTGCATCATATATAGTAAAAGAACCGTCATATTTAAGATAGCCATTTTTTCCTTTAGGGATATTCATAGCGTGATGCTCCTCAACCATACGTACAGTTATAATTTCATTCCTTAAACAACTCTTTGCCATATTATAATGCTTTATTAAATCTATAAATCATTGTATTATTAGGGTTTAATACAACAGGCATGAATTGACTCATACGTGTCTCTACCCAACCATCTTTCATGGTAGCAACCTCTTTATTAGCTTCACCTGTTGGTGAATAAGGGTCTCTTAATCCTTTAAGTACAGCTGTTAAATCTTGTACACCTTTAACATAATTAAGTTTGATGTTAGACTTACCTGATGTTTGACCTAAATCCATTATATGATATTCATACGAACGGATATAACCTTTTTCAGGGTGTTTAACTGGAGTACGATACTCATCGTCCAGCATAGGCTCTAATCTAAAATCAATATAGAATCCAGCAGGGTGCATATAACGACTAAAACTATTACCTAATCCTAGATTTTCTCTATCCCCAAATAAATCTTTATTATCAATACGTACCCAACCTTGAGCCTTTTCTGCAATAGTATTATGTACTTGTAATAATCCATAAGAGCCAGTACTAACAACATAATGTGTCTTATCAGTTGCTGTTTTACCTACTCTTAATCTCATAATTAGGTCTGAAAACTCATCAATATCAAAATAATTATAATAGGTTAAATTAGCTCGTTCCATTTGCTCTACAAACCCAGAAGATTGTATGATTTTTTCACCTGATTTCTCATCAACATCATCATACCCACCTTGTGCATTTCTATTATCTCTACCCCAAAGCATAGTCTTATTTTTAAGCTCTTTGAAATGTAAATCATTCACCCATGTATCATAATGTTGCCACGTAGTAATTTTCTTACCTTCCATTTCCCATGTAAATACAACAGGACGCTCTGTCATATCACCTCCAGCTTCTTTTTCAGTTCTTACCGAACTCCAATTAAATTGTCTAGCATAAGGACTAGTATAACTAGCTTTAGCACCTTTCATTGAGCGTGTTAATGGTACAGGAGCTCCATCTCTACTCCACAATGTCCCAGCAGCTAACTCATCAGCAGGCACAAATGCTGCAGCAGGTCCGAATACCTCGCATGTGTATGAATAGTTACTTCCCTCTTGTGTTGCATCACCTATAATACGCACTCTATATCGGTCATTCATACCGACAATAACATGCACATCACTAAATAAAGGGTCAGCAAATACCATAGTAAATCTCGATTTGTTGATACCCACCCTATTCATATCATCAGCCTTATATGATATAAGTTTAGTATTACCTTTAACTTCCCCATACACTCTATAATTAATTGGGTCATCTGAATCTTGTACTTGTACATTATCACCTAAAATACTTTTTAAGTACGACTCTAATGTAGTTCCACTTGTATTTACCGAATGTAAAAAGTTAAGTGTGTCATCAGCCCATTTAGGTTCAATTGCTCTAATAGCTAATAAATTATTCTTATCAGTCATTCCTGACCAACCCGGTTCTTTTCTATAAAGAATACCATTACTGTTCATAAATTACATTTTTAATGTGAAATTTGTCATTGGATTGCTACCTAAACTTAATCCCTTTGTAGCTTTCTTTCTATTTCCTTTCTTCAAGGCATTTTCTAAATTTTCTATTCCTTTACTTTTAGATGCTCTTATAATACTTTCTTTAGCATCTTTACCTATCTTTTTAGTATGTATTAAGTATATAATTTCAGCAGTTAAAGTAGGGTCATCATACATTGCCCTCTCTAAATAAGAAACAGGTCTTTCTACTCCCCCTTCTTTTACTACCTCTATTGGATTAAATACCTTATCAGCTATATCTTTACTTAATCTAGGTGTTAATTTATACCTTTCTTTTAATGTAATATTAATGGTATTGTTATTCATATCCACCCAATCATTATATAACTTCTCTTGTTCTACTTGTTGTTGTTTAGCCTCTTCTTTAAGTATTTCTAATTGACCTTGATGTTTCTGCTTCAATCTACTAATAGCAGTATTACCCTCAAGCTCTAATGTACCGGTATCTTCAGCACTTTCAATTCTCTTATCTATATACTCTTTTGAGTAGCCATCCATCTCTAAACTCTTTCTAAATACATCAGTCAATACTTTAGCATCAGTAACATTATCTCCCAAGCTGTTTACAAAGCTCAAAGAATCAATAGTAGGTTTAGCCTTATTTATATCAACACCCTCATTATTAATGTTTATTAGCTGTCTAACATTAGCAGGCAACCCACTAATAAACTCTTCAACGCTATTATTCTTACCTTCTTCATATAACTTAGTTATATCTTCAAAAGTTTCAATTCCTTCAGCATTTTCTAATACTTTCTTGTCCACTAACAACTTAGCAAACATCTTAGCATAATTATCTTCTACTTCTTCCTCTTCAACTTCTACGTTATGTTCCTCTTTATTATTTTCGGGAGATTTTACATTCTCTGGAACTTTGTCTTTAACTTTATCTTTAACTTCTACACTATCTTTAGTTTCTTCTTTTTGTTCCTCTTTATTATCATCATTAGTAGCATTTACTAACGTATCTTCTACACTGGTAGTATCATCATCAATATCTACAAATAAATTATTCAAATCCATTATTATCGTTTTAAAACTATAAATTTTTTTTTATTTATTATAATATCAGTCTAGCATGTAAAATTGAATAAGCCGACAAAAAACTACTTTTTTAGCTTTTTTTTAAACTTTAGAGTTTGATTTTGAATTATTTTTGAACTTTAACAGTAAGTCTCGATTTTTAATCTCTAACTCTTTTAACTTCAAAGTTCTATCTATATCCATTTTTTTATATTCTAACTCTAGTTTATCATCTGCAATATCTTTCTTAATATTCTCTTTCATCAATTCAATATTATCTCTTATACCGTTACTATTATCATCTCTATCAAATTGACTATCTTTATCCATACTATTAGACTGTATATCCATCATTTTAAGGTCTATTTTATTCTTAGCCTTTAACTCTTCAATCATTAAAGCATGTTGATTTTCTAATTGTATTTTCTCTTGCTCTGCTTGTTTCTTAACTTGCTCTAATTGCATTGCTTGGTCACCCTGTTCTTTACTTTGCTTATTTTGTCTAGCTTCTTTTTCATCTTCCAGCTTTTGAGCTTCGGCTATTAATTCAAAGCTATTAGTTGTTTTAAATAACCTAATTAATTCAGTTATTGTTACTTGTCCTTGATGTACACCTTGTAAAGCAGCTTGCTTTATTGTACTTTCCAGATTCTTGAATTTTACCGTATTAACAGGAAACAAATTAACATCAGACTCACCAAAACCATCTATACTTTCACTAAATATAGAATATGAATAATCATCTAATACTGCTTGAAATACACTACCCCTATCAACTAATTGCTTAGCAGTGGATAGCATTAAGTAATTCAAATCAAGTATTATCTGTTCATACCTATTAAACCAATATTCAGTAACATGAGAACTCTGTACTTGACTTCTTTCTACATTCCCAACAGTTTCCCTATTATGTATTGAGCCTAGTCTTTGTGGCGTTATACCAGTTATTTGGGCAATTTGATTTTCAGCTCTATCTATAATGGACATTAAATACATAACACTATTACCTATCTCCATATCTAATGGTTTAGACGATGAGTTATATTGACCAGCTAATTTACCTTGAGCAATACCCCTATCTCCAGCTTTAAAACTATCTTTAACACGTATACCATGTAACTTCATAAATCTAAGTACTTTAGTTACTGTCCACCCTTCTGGTATATTATGTAAATCAAGTTCTATAATTTTACCCATATTCTTACTTGCTATATCTTCTATACGAGCATAATATAAGTTTATCATATAAATATAAGGAGCTACAAAATCAATAAGCGACTTAGCTCTATTATTACCCGGATTAGATGGTGAAACTACTCTAGGTTCTTTAACTACTGCATTAATTACAATCTGTTTACCTATTACAGTAGCTCTATACCATTCAGTAACATATTTTACAGTTAATTCTTCTCCTTTATCTTCATCTTTAGTATAATACTCATTAACATAGTCATATTGTACTTCACCATTCTCATCATAGTATTTTCTTTTGTATAGTTTCCTAAATCCCTTCCATGATACATCTACTACCCTAATATTACCTTCACTATCTACTAAAGTTCCAGCAGTAGTACCTCCTCCAGGAGACAAACTTTTCATTATTTCATTGTTAATAGTTTGATGGTATAGATGATATTCAGCACTATTCATACCTAAGTCAATACCGTCTTTAACATCTCCCGAAACTATACTTTTAAAGTCCTTATTCTTTAAATATTCACCATACTCATCAACTATCTTACCTTTAGGTAAATATCTAACTTCAGCTATTATCTCTGCATCTTTAACATCA